ATACACTGATTCTAAACGAATGTCAACCATTATCTTAGTGAATAAGTGTAGAAGTCATTGGGAGCGCGTCTATCATCTGATGAGTATACTTATCGTACCCGCACTTTAACAGATGCACCACGTCTATGTATTTTTCATCTGTGTTGATACCGACTACCATCCAATCTCCACGATCCTTACCTAGGTATTCTTTAACAAACTCGTTTGCCTCGTCTTCTGTCTTAAAGCTATATGCCTTGCGAAGACCAAAAACGTTTGTTTTTGCGAAGACTCCATATTTTTGAAACGCACCAAGGAAGAAACCTAGGTCTTCCTCAATGATCGCGTATCTCATGATCTTCGCTTTCTTCTAGGAAGAGATTAAAGTGAACTTCTGCAATACTACTAACTATCTCGTGAATATGTTTCGCAGTCTTTGTAGGATATCCATTTACACGAATGATCGGTGCTGCTCGCTTCCACTGTTCCTTATCGAACATATGACAGTCCATAGTGATATGTTCGTCGGTAATGATCACCTTATGATCGAAGCCTAGAACAACCTTTGGAGGAACTGAAACCTTTGCCTTTCCAAAGATGACGATCCCATACTTTACCTCAGCTGTTCCGTATACTTCAACCTCGTCCTCAAGAGTAACGCCGTCGGATACGTATGCGTTTCCGTAAACTCTTACGCGATCGAGTATCTTAGAACCATTCATAACCATAGCATTTCCGCCAACCTCTGCTTGAGGAGCTACTATGCTATCGTCTGACACTGTTGCAGTATTCGCAACTATGCCGCCGCCGTTCTTATGATGATGGGATGCAACAAGACCGTTTCCATCTCTAAAGTCGTGTAAAAATATTTTCATTAAGTAGTTACCTTAAACCATTCTGGGATATCACGTTTGGTCCACACCATCTTAAAACGATGTTGTTTTGTCTGATAAAACTTACGATAGGATCCGACTACATCGTTTGGATCCATGCACTCTGGGTTGGCCTTCATAGCGAGTGGTTGCTGTGTTAGATAACCGATAGGAATGTTTTTTGGAAGACTGTAGAGTGCTTCTCTTAGAAGTTTATCAGTACTATGAACTTTACCGTAACGATATTTATACTCGTCACAGAGAGCAGCAAAGTGTACCCAATGCCATGTATAGTTGTTATTCGACTTCGTAGTCCATACGGTACAGGGATGGTTCATATGCACCGCTTTGTAGAAGATGTTTTCGCGCTCATCTGGCATTGTCCAGTATTTAACGGTGGTCTTACCTGACTTTGAGGCTCTCCTCTCTAGAGTGCCATCGAGCATTCTATGGGCAGTAGAAAGCATCTGAGCAGATTCCACAATCATCTTTACAACATGCTTGTCGCATTGTAGTTGCGCAGCTTTTACTGGGTCTTTATTAAGAACGAATAGATTCATTTGCGATATGTTTGTCCTACACCTAGAATACCTAATTCTACAGATATAATATGGTTGCACTTATATGTCAACCTTTTCTTACACGTACAGGATAGACCATCTTCGTGCATCTCTACATGACAGCCGCGAAACGGCCATGTAGTTCCGACGAGATAATTACCCTTTGTGTTGATTGCTCTGTGTTGAAAAAAAGTCATGTCTTACTCGAACTCGCAGACAAGTTCCTCGTAGTAGTAGCAGTCATCAACATATTCAGGATCGTACTGCTTTTCGTGAGCTTGCTGAGTATGATACTGATGACGAGCAAAATCACTCTCTGCTTCCAAATGAGCTTGGAGTTCGCTGTCAACAGTTGCACATGCTGAAAGAGCTACGAGGATAACGAGATATTTCATAGAGGCTGTCCTTCTCCAACGCCATCTTCAATTTCTTTTGCCCAAGCAAGAATGCGAGCATCAGACTCTTTCTGCTCGAGTTCTTCTTCGATACTCCAGGAGCGAACTACTGCCCACTCTCCAGAGTCAGCCAGTTCGCCATGAATCTTGCAAGCTGCTTTTTCAGAGACCGGCCCGTAGCGAAAGAACTGAGGGTCTTCACCAAATGTTCGAGCTTCAACCATCCACATTTTTAGATCTCCAAGATCATGGCAGACATATGTTCTTGGTCAATGTTGCCAAGAACTTGAGAGACGAGTTCCTCGAGGGAATCTTTACTGTTGGAAGAGAATTGATATAGAGGATTTCCGCCGGCGGGGCCATACTCGGCAATCAGTTCAGCAGTGCAGCCGTGTTCTTTTGCGAATTGGCGTACTGATTTTTGAGAGGCTTCAGCGGAGATGTCAAGTTCAGCGATGTACATAGTGGATCCTTTCGTTGATATAAACAGTTTATACTGATTCTAAACGAATGTCAATAGACTTAGCACACTTTTTCATTTTTTGTCGAAAGGAAGTTCCCAAAGGTTATGAGGAACATCATTATCGGTGTATGGCAATTGTTTCAAAGATTGTTTGAAAGCTTTTTTGATTTTTCCAGTAGGAGTCCAAATGTCGTGAGGGAATGCGATCACGGGATACTTGTATTTTCCGTCGATTGTATATTCCGCGATGATGATATTTCCCTCGATATCAAATTGTTCCCTGTCAGTTGTAGAGATGTAGTCGAGAATCTGTTGAGAGTTGAGAGGGATGTTGTCAGTATTGAGTTGAAGTCCATAAGGGTTTTCGATGAAAAAGCGATCGGTAGGAGTGTAGGTATAAGACATGCGATTTCCTTTCACGCTATAGTATACCTATATACTGATTCTAAACGAATGTCAACCGTTTTCGTGAATTTGTTTGTACTTTTTTCGAACTGAAAGGAAATGTGTTAGATAGTCATATGTGTTGATCTTAAACACTTGAGGTTCGTCTCCGTCGACCATGATGACGATGACTCCTTGCTTGATAGGAATACCAGTTCTCTCAAAGAATGCAGCAGCATAGAACGAAGCCTGAATAAAGTAGTTAGTGATCCACTCGGCGTTCTTTGGTTTCCTCGACGTCTTGAAGTCTATGATCGAGAGCTCGCCGTCAAACTCAGCGATGCAGTCAACCTGTCCTGCGCATTTTAGATGATCGCTATACAGAAAGGACTCTTGGAACCATACGTTGTTGACTCTCTCGTCTAGTATCTTTTTGATCTGAGCAAACGAGAAGAGGTTCGAAGGCATGTGCCCTTTCTGCCAATCCGGTTCGTTATTTAGATAGTCTTCGGCTAACTTGTGTACCGCAGTACCACGAGTCGCCGCTTGAACCGATATGCGGTTCGCTTCTTCTTCGCCAACTCTTTTACGCCACTCTAGAAGACCGCCTTTGTCCATGACGGATAGAACTGTCGTGATGGATGGATAAGCATTACCTTCAGGAGTATAGTACTTCCTTCCAGTCTCGGTAGTCTGTCTCGTAATGACTGGAAGCACTACACCATGATTGACGTGATTAAACATATTAGTTCCTTCGTGTTTGTTCTATTATACATTAACACCGAAGAAATGTCAACCTTTTTAGCCGCGCCGTCTTATTCTTGGGCGAGGCCAAAGCCTCCTTCCATAGTAGACGAAACTTCCGTTTACCGTCCTAGGTCTAAAGTTCGTTTGTGGAAAAATTCCACCTTCAATTAGTCTTTGATTAAACCATCTAGCGAATCTATTCGGCGCGCCTTGAAGACTTAGCGTTTGCATTGCGCTATCTTCACCAGTGTCACCCATCTGATCTTTATTTGAAAAATCTATTAACCATCGAGATGCTTCTTGCTGTTTTATGTTTGGCCAATGTTCCGCAAGACACGCAATCATGCCAGTTACTTGAGGCGCAGCCATGCTCGTACCTTGCTGCTTGCCTAAGAAGTAGTTCGAGTTTCTAGGATCGAGTACGGATGAGCTCACAGCTCCATATGCAGTATGCGTACTACTCTGTATTTGACGCCCTGCTGCAAAAATATCAACTTGGTTTCCACAGTTACTAAACGTTGCTTTGTATTCCGCAGAATCGCTTCCTACTGCGCCTACTGTTATAACCGGAGCATATCCTTGCCCAGCAGCCCCAGTCCCACGATTTAGATACAAAACAAAGTTTGTACCTGAGACCGTAGCATAGAATATATTATTGTAATCCTGATCAATATTATTTACAACTTTCCAATATTCATTTCCTGCAGCAGCTATTACTATTATTCCATCATTTATTGCATCTTGTATATCAGCATCGCGTGATGTAGAATAAAACGGAACTTCTGGAGTCGTCCCGGTAGTATAGAACCCGCGTGCTTGTAATTCTGCAACTGTAAGAGATCTTCCAGGATTAAAATCTACACCGCGATAAACAACTCTAGTGACTGGCCCAAAACTGCCAGTGTTCCATATAATACTGCTTCCATAACTATGATTTGATATCGTAGGATTTCTTCTTCCAGTATTCGTGTTAATTGGCTTGTTATTATGCCAAGCTCGTACATAATCCCAGTATGTTGTAGAATCTAATCCAAGAGTTCCAAAGTTTTGATTTGATGAATAGATGCTAATATTATAAATGTTTGCATCTCGAGCCCAACCTTGAGTATTACCAGCTGCGGTTCCTGCGACATGCACGCCGTGATTGTTTTGAGAAGTTCTGTTTGAGCTGTTTGGATCAACATACGGAGTATACACATAAGTTCCAGTGCCGAAACCAACATCGTTTTGAAACCAATTGTACTGAACTATTCTAGAACCGCCGGTGCCATCAGAATTTACAGCAAACTCCGGATGAGACGGATCTACGTGTCCGTCAAAGATTACAACATCAACGTTTCTTCCTGACGCTGTTATAGTTAAGTCTGAAGAAATATTAGAGGTGTTGTTATCGCCCCAGTTTGTTCTATTCGCAGTGTTGTTTACTAATTGATATATTGAAGGCTCGCTTCCATCACATAAATCAATGCGAGGTTCGGCAAATTGTAATCTTGTGGTATTATCGTTGCAGTAGTAATGATAGCATCTATGTTGCCCTGTTGTACTAGTTGGGCCCCATTTTAGATCACTAACTATGTTGCAATAACTAATATTTCTTACTTTTGTTGTACTACCCGGTGTGTAATAACCGGAATCTGGATGATTTCCTGTATGCGTTGTGTTTGATGGGTATATAAATCCACACACTAGATACCATTGATTCTGTGTTAGAATGCTTGTGCTAGAACATTCCCAATATGGATTACTTTTTTGACTTCCGTCGGACGTAGAAAATACACCACCATCCGAATTAGTACCAAGATAAAATGTTCCGCCACTGGTAGACGATGTTCTCCGAACCCATACAGAGAATCTGTAAAGTTTTGATCTATCGATAGCTAGGTAACTAGTATTCCATCCGCCATCGGCCTCATTGTTTCCGCTTGCCCGCGTTTCCCAAACAACACTCGTATTTCCCCAAGGATCTGTAGCTGATACTCTCGCGTTTTCAGTAGTGTCACCGTTTTGATTATAATACACGATACTCCCGGTTTGCCCTGCACGCCAATCAGTAGTGTCAATCAAAGATGGTCTAATAGACTCTGACTGTCTTAAAAGACCCCAATTTATATCGTTTGCATCGGCGCCCCAATCTTTAGCAAAGCTACCTGATGTAATTTTATATCCTAATGGTCGCGTCGAGATCTCCAACAATTCTAAGAGTTCAACACCCCAAACTCTCTCGTCTTGACGCAACAGTTCTGCCTCTTCAAAGGTAAGCATATAATGAGTGTTACGGCTCATTGGTCTTCTTTTTGCTAAAACAACAGCCCTATCTGGAATGTAAAGACTTCCCCCAGGAGTCTCCATGTCTTCGTAGAAACTTTCAAGATCTTCGTGATTGTAGAGAGTAACTATCCACTCTTTTAGCATTTAGGATGCCTCTATCTGTACTAGAGAAAGTGTAACTGTTACAGTTGACGTTCCTTCACCCTGATATGTTACTTTACACGGAATGTTAGTTGTTGGAGTCGTTTCATAATTATATCCGAAAACAGCAGGAGAGATTAAAACAGTTTCAGAACCACCTGTTACAACTTCAACAATAACTCCAGCATCTGGATCCGGATCTGTGTATTGATTTCTTGATGCATCTGCTGTTCTACTCGCACCATTTACATATAGTCTCACCCAAGCAGCTGCGCTAGTGGTGATAGCCATTAGAGAATATCCTTTGAACCCGGTAATATTTAGATCTGCAGTACTAAAGCTTGCTAAAGAAGAAGTTGTTCCGGCCACTGTTGTTCTAGCAGCCATGCCAGATCCACCTTCGCCTCCACTGGTACCTTGAATACCTTGCGGGCCAGTTATACCCTGAACCCCTTGAGACCCAGCCCCACCAGTACCCTGAATACCCTGAACACCTTGAGACCCAGCACCACCAGTACCCTGAATACCTTGGACGCCTTGATTTCCAGAAATGCCTTGGATGCCCTGTTCACCGGTAATACCTTG